AAAAGACTTCCACCTGAGTTTTGACTAATCTTAGCCTGAATAGAACCATCATTTTTTGCTGTATAATAGGTAGCAAATAATTCGGTTTCTCGTATAACGTTTATATAAGCATTTTGATCTTGTATAAAAGCTTTTGTAGCTAGACCAACTCCTCTCATAATTGTAGAAGCTGTTCCTGCTGTAGACGTACTCCACGCATAGGTGCTTTTTCTTACATGATATTGTGACCAAGTATTTTTTAACTCAGCTTGAGTAGAAGCTCCTGTAGTTCCTGCATTTATATTATACAGTGTAGGATTTATTTGATAAACTTGATAAAAAATTTGATAATCAAGCCCATCCACTGACACAGCAGTAATGGTTCTAATTGAATGGAATCCAGAAGAAGTTACATTTTCTATAGTAGTAGGAGCCTTAAGTTGAGCACAATCAGCACCAAGTATAGCAAATTTTACAACTCCACTTCCATTAGCTGTTGCTAATATAAATTTTCCATAAGGATCAACTGATAAGTCTATAGCATCATGTGGAGTTATAGCTCCAGTAAAAGGGTCTATATTTGTAGTTACTGTAGCACTTCCTGCAGGTTTTCTAGCAAATCTTAACTCACTAGCAGAGCTATCATAATAAGCTATAATCATTGCCAACGAACTAGAAGCTACATCGTATCTTTGATCTGAAGCTAAAGTAGCTATAGTAGCTTCTGAGTTAAAGGCTCCAGTAGCATCAAAGGCTAAACCGTCCCTAAGGTAACCGAGTAAGTCAAAGATTTGGTATTTTAAAACCCTAGAACCATCAGTTCCAAATAAATAGATTTTTTGATCTGCTATAGCAAGTCTAAGATTTCCTGTTCGGGTAGAGCTTGGAATAGTTGTATTATAAGTAACATATGATCCAGACACATTGTCTACAACAGAAATTTTATGAGCTGAACCTTCCATGTAAACAAAAACTTTATAATTACTTATAAAGGCACATTGAAGTTCACTTTGTTCTTTTCCATTTTGAACTACTACATTAGACTCTGGAACAACTGCATCATAACTTCCTTCATTCTGAAATACTTTAGCTCCTTCGCTATAACTATAAACCTGATCTCTAGATACCCATAATAATTGATCTTTAAACTTAGATACTCCAATTACAGGTTGATTAAGAGTACCTCCAATTGTTTCTCCTTTAAGTTTTTCATATCCAAATCTTTTATCAAATTCACCTGTCTTAATATAAGACGCATTTTGTACTAATTCAAATTGACCAAAAGGAAGGTCTTTTTGATCAAATTTAGTATTAATGCCTTGATCTAAAGATAGAGGCAATATTTGTTTTACAAGAGCCATTAATCCTCCTAAACAACGTCAAAGCTACTAGTATTTCCTCTATTTATAACAGTAGCCGAGCCACGATTAGAAGAAATTACATACGTTCCTGCACTATCTATTTGATCTGTTCCCGATGCTGTTATAGTAATATTATTTGTAGCAGCGTTTCCAGAAATGTCTTTTATTACAAAAAATCTTCCTGCTGTCATTCCTGTAGCTCCTGCAGAAGGTAGAGTTACAGTACAAGCTGTAGAGGAAGTGTCTACAAAATAATAAGATAAATTATCTGTTGCAGTTATAGAAGCAGTTCCACTTAAAGAAGTTGAAGCAGCAGAAAATGCAATAGCTGCAACTCCCGTAGAGCTTATAACTCCTCCATCAGTTATTCGAACCTGATTGTTAGCAAGATCGTTATAGTATAAATCTCCTGCAGCTACATAAATTGAACTTGGAAAACTGGTAGCACTTAAAGCAGAAGCCTGAGAAGCAAAGCCTCCAAACTTCATATTAGTAGGAGCATAATCAGTTGTCCCAGGAGAGAAGTCCATATTCGCATCTACTGTTAGAGCAGCTACTCCTAGACTTTTACCACTTGTGGCATGATCATGGGCATCTATTGCAGTTAGAGCCGTATTTAAATCACTAGCCCATGTAGGTCCTAATCGTTCCCCTGGAGTAGGAAGGGTTAAGCTCATATAAGTTGTTGTTGATGTTTCAGCCATAATTATTTCCTAAAATATCCAAAAGTAAACATTAGATAAACTTGTTCCAACTTGAAAGTTAATAAACTTTTTTCTATTATAGTTGTTACCACTTGAGTCTGTTAGAGATTCGTAAATGTCTCCTGCAGCAAACTTTCTTACTACAAACCAACCCAAAGGCTCTCTTCCAAGTTTATGTTCTATTAAATTATCTACACTCGCTGTTAAGTCTATTTCCTTCAGATAAATTCCATTAATTATCTGAGCATTTAAAATAGGATTAACCGATTGCTCTATATTATCTTGTAAATTGCCAAACTCACTAGCAATTGGAGATTCAGGTGGGATATAAATCTTTTTAAATCTCCGTACAGTCATTAGGTACTCCTTGTGAACCAAAATTCATCATTAGCCACATAAATATCCGACACTGACAAAGGAGAACCTGCATCTCTATTATTTGCAGCTTCTTCTATTCTACGTTTCATATTTGCTTTTTGTGCCACAAGAACACTAACGTCACTCTCTTCTTTTTGTAAACATTTTATAGCTGCATCTATAACCACATATTCTGCATAACCATTTATGTCTGCAAAAGTTGTAGTAGATGTAGCAGGAGTAGCACTATCAAACTGTTGTGCTGTAGGAATAAACCACACTTTAACTTCGGTAACTCCATCAGGTGTAGGAGTAAAAACTATATTCCCTCCAACCATTCTATACCTTATATTTGTTAAGCCAAGGAGACTCCAAGTCCCCCAATTGTTATATAAATTTCTTTCATTAAAATTAAATGGAGATAGTGTAAAATACTCTGAACCATTTATTTTAGCATCCAAACCTCTAAGTTTATAGAAGTCAGAAATGTTTGGTCCAGACGTAGAGCTATGAATAGGATACGAGTCTGTACCTGCTACTGTATTAAATGTAGCACTACTAACATAGTAGTCTTGTCCATAAGTTTGAACAAGAATATCATGTAATTCTGATAATGCAGCATTTATGTAAGTTTGTACTTCTAAATCAGAGACAAAAAGATTGGACTCCATGTCTGCTCTTTGCCGTACTCTAGCTACTAACTTAGCTTCGGTTATAGCCGCCATAAAACCCCCAAAAAGAGGAGGGCGTTAGCCCCCCAATTATTAATCTTCTTTAACACATTTTTTGATAAACATTTTTAAAGATTTAGAAAATAGTTCTTTGTCTTTTTCTTCAAGACTTTTGAAGATACCATCTACTTCTTCTTTATAATGTTCATAGACTTCATGCTCTTTTTCTTCTTCGTGTTCAACGAATTCTTCATTTGATTCTTTACCATTACCGTAATGATCTTTCATCTTTTCAATAATGACAGAAATCATTCCACCTTTGTCTTTCTTAGGACCCATCATAATCATGATTTACTCCTTAGTTAACGCCTACACCAGGTTGGTTAGAGTTCTTAACAGCGATCATAATTTGAAGAACATCTCCACTTCTAATTTCAGCTATAGCACCGTCTTTATCGAGAGCAAAAAGCTTAATTACTCCATCACTAGATACAGTTTCAGCTTCTATTTGAAAACTTACTCCTCCATTAGCAGATAGAGCAGCAGAGTCAGTAAGAAAACACTGCATAAACAAAAGAGCAGGATACTTATCAGCAGACCCACCTGGAGTCCCTAAAGTAATATCATATTCTCCTACAGCAGTATCACTTATAGATTTAATACCAACACTTTTACTTGCATCCAAAGTAGGATCTCCCCCACTTCCAATAGTAGCAGTTAAGAATAAAAACTTAACTTCTTTATCTAGAGCTTGTACTCTATTAAAATTTCTATTAGCCATTTTATTTCTCCTTTAGTCTGAGTGTCATACAACACGCAGCAAAAAAGAGGAGCCATTATGACCCCTCTATATTAATTATGATAATGCAACCCTAACATTAAAACCAGGAGCACGACACCCTAATTGGGCATAGTATCCGATTCTAGCTTCTACAGCATCAGCAGTTGACTCTCTTAGGAACTTAAGTCCATCAGAGTCTAGAATCTTAGGAGCTTTACCAAGA